TTGCCAAAGATCTTGACTTCCTTCTTTGCCTGCTCTAGCTCTGCATAGAAGTATGCGATGCAGTCTGGTATCTTGCTGATGTCTCTGCTAACTTGTGAATACCAAGTCATTATTCCTCGTACTCGTCTTCGTCCTCGTCAAGTCCTTCTTCTTCAAGCACGGTAGAGATCGCCTGTTCCAGCTTCTCGTCGTACTCACCTGCGGCCTTGATCACGTCTGGATCGGTATCCATGTCCAATAGTGTTTTCACGTAGTCCACGGCACAATCCATTTTGACTCTCTCGGGTAGATAGTTAGATATAGATGTCCAAATCTCTTCGATTTGATTAGTTGTCATCTGATCCTCCATCTTCTTGTGGCTCCTCTTCAGTTGGTGTAGTAACATTATCAAAATCTTTCATGATAATATCTAATTTATCACCTGTCCAGTTTTTTCTGAACTCTGAGATAGCATTTCCCTTGGAATCCTTGTATAACAATTTGTTTCCTGACTTTACGAGTATGCCTTTCTTTTCAAAAAGGTCAACTAGTCCACTGTACGGATCCATGCCCGTCTCGTATGGAATCTTCACTTGCACACCTTCGAAAGGCTTGGCGTATCTTGTCTTCATCACTTTGCAAGCGGCTCTTATACCCCTCACTTCTGATATCTTGTTACCTGATTCGTCTTCCTTCAGTTTCAATTTCTTCATAGCGATCACGATTGAACTGGCATAAATGAATCCCTGTCCTCCCGATATCTTGTCATCTGGATCGAACATGTCCTGTGATGCATATGTGTGATTGGTCGCTATCAAACCAACGTTCCAGCTACCAAACATGTTCACACAGTTTCTCACAAGAGCTGTAAGTGCCTTTGGCTTCCTACCCAGGTCACCCTTCATCTCGCCCTTCTCGAATTGATCCACGTCCGTTGGTGTCAACAACATGCCCAACGAGTCGATCACGAATAATACCTTTGGTGCATTTTCCTTGTTGTCAGCGTGTTCTTCCTTGTAGGACTTCATGAATTCTGACACAGTCTTTGCCACGTCATCAATCATGGACAAGCTCAATCTCAATAGCTTCTCTTCTGATGTGTCCACGTCCAGTGCCTGTAACCATTTCTCATCAAGTGCGTTCTCAGAATCTACAAGGATTACAAATATGCCTTGTTCCTGTGCGTTCTTGATTATGTTACCTGATGCTATGTATGATTTTCCCGCACCAGACTCTCCGGCCAACACACTGACTTTGCCCAGTGGTATGCCTTTGTGGAAGTCGCCCGAGATCAAATAATTCAGTGCATAATTTCCTGTTGAGATCCAATCCGTTGGATCATTGAAGCCAATACCCAAACCCTGGATGGATTTGGTAATGCTTTTCCTAAATTTTGTTACGTCAAATGGTCTAGTCATATCGTTATATTACTACCTTGTGGCTATACTGTCAACAATATAGCCACTTGGTAAATTAAGGGGTTTATTTTGCTTGTCTTGATCTAATAAGTTTCAAGATGTCCTCGGCTCTTTTGGCACTGTCACCTGTTGGTTGTGCCGGTTCAGCCGCTGGTGCAGTCTCGGCCTTTGGTTCTTCCTTTGGTGCCTCAGCAACAGTTTCCTGTTGTGCTGGTGCCGCCGCTGGTTGTGCCGCTGGTGCCTGCGCCTTTTGAGGAGCACTCACGCCCGCTGGTCTGTAGTACTGTCCGTACTTGTCCAGGTCGTAAGCTTCACCGTTCACAGACTGTTCAAATAATTCTTTGATTATTTTGACTTCTGCTTCTGTTGGTTCCTTTGGTCTGAAATCAGACAGGTTGTGTAGGCCGTGTGTGTCAATGGCCGCCCTCTCAGTTTCATCCAATGCTCTTTCTCTTCTTGACCATTTGCTAGTCGAGTAGTCAGCATAACCGCCCTTGGACGTTTTTGTTATCCTGAAATCCACACCCCTAACACTGTCAGTTGGCATCTCTTCCATTTCTGGATCCATCAATGCCGCCTTGATGATGTTGAAGATCTGAGGACCAATGATGAATCTCCTTATTGGATTCTCTGGCGTTGAGTCTTCGTTCAATGGATTGTTCACGACAAAACCTTGGAAGATGTATGATTTCTTCTTCCAGTATTTCCTGCCCATGTCCTCCATGGACTTGTCCTTGAACCAAGGTCTCACTTCGGTCAATACCGGGCAAGTCTTGCCATACATCTCCATGCATGGAACCTGTACCTGTACCGGCCTAGAGTCCGCCTGACCTTTTATGCCAGCGAATGGCAATTTGATCATGTTCCTCTCAGTCCAGAAAAATGTGTTTGTCTCATCCTTGTCTGCCAAGAATCTCACGACAGCTTCCTGTCCTTCTTGTATATTCCAGTGTGGATAGATGGCGTTGTCTCCGCCTGTTGATGAAGTGGAGCGATTCACTTCTTGATCTTTTAACTTCGCTCTTATTTCAGCCAATGTAGCCATAATGTAAGCCTCCTATGTTGCCTATTTTGTTGCCTAAATGTTTATTAAGCATTGTGCTTAATATACACAGTTATTTATCGTAGATCAAGTGGAATATTTGGTAATTAGATGCCAGCTAATTTTCTTATCGCTGACAGTTCCGCTGATTCTTTCTTTTCAGCGTCCTTGGCGGCTTTCTTCATTGGTTCTGACTTGTTGCCGTCCTTGTCCAAGTCCAGGAAGTCTGGTTTTGCTTCAGTTACAAAACCTCTGCCACCACACTCTTTGCAGTCCTCTTCACCATGTTTGCCTTTGCCGTCACAGTGATCACATTTTTTCGGTTCTGCTTGTGCTTCTGTGACTGATTCGTCGATACTTGAAAGATAATCCATAGCCGCTTGTATTTGTTGATCATTGGCCTTTCCAAGCACCTTGTCCACAGCCGCCCAAACACTCATTGTGACAGGGATATATTTTTCTATGTCGTCTGGAAAATCGCCTTCGATCTCACCATCGTCCATCGCTCGTTGTACGTCATCGATGCTTTCATATCCAAATGCGTCGGACACTTTTTGTTCTTCTTGAGCGTCTATCTGATCTGAGTAAAGTTCTGGTTCTATTTGGTAATTTAGATATTCATATGGCAGACTTCCGCCAGAGGCTGTTTTACGTCCTTTGAATTTGTTGTGTATTGCCTGTAAGTCTTGTTTCTGTTGGTCTGTTAGGCCTGCGTCTTCTGTGAAAAATTCTTCCAGTTGTAGACCCGCTTGTTCGATGGCATCTTTTAAGGTGTATTCCTTGTCGCCCACTTTGAACTTGTCTCCGGGTTTCATACCTGCCGCTTTGGCTTTCTGCACTGCCAGTGCGAACTCGTTGCCTTCTCCGAATTTAGATTGCATACGCTGTGCCTCGTAGTCGTAGTCGTCCTGTGCGGCCTCAAGTGCTTCCTCGTGATCTGCACCACCCGGCTTGACCATGTCTGTGGCAAACTCGTCGTCCACTTTGGCGTTGCCGTCGTACTCGCACTCGCCTCTCAATGAGTTTGGGTCCACTTTGCCATTCACCACTCTGTAGTGTAATGTGCCCGTTGCTGTCTCACCGTCGTCGCCCGTGAATTCATATTCCATTGATCCTTCGTAATCTGTCTCTGGATTTTCGTTCACGTCGTCCATTGCTGTCTGTGTCTTGCCTGCCAGTGTGTCAAAATTCCTTCTCAGGTACATCTGTGCCACGTCGTAGTTTGCACTCTTGTAAGCACTCTCGCCGTCCTTGTCCAACACGTCGTAGATCATCTTGCCATCGTCACCCCTGTACATTGAAACATATGGTTTCTGTTCTGTGATGTGGTCAGCCCAACCTTCAAAAGCCTGTTCGAATGATTCTTTGGCCTTGCCCTGCCTGTCCACTTTGGCTTTCACTTCCTGTGGATCTTTCCTTACTGTGTTTGCGTATTCGGGATCCTGTCTCATCTGTTTGGCATCCTGTACGTACTTGGTCGCCAGCTTGTATGCTATGCCAAGATCTTTCTTGAATTGTTTCGTGTCCACTTCCTTGTCCATGGTTGCTCCTGTGCTTGGGTCACCGAATGCGGCACCCATCTTTGATAGGTCATTCGCCATTGAACTCGCGAAGTTCGCCACCTTGTCTGCGGCGGGCGTAGTAGGCAATAACCTGCCTGCGATATCCATCAACACAGTCCTGAGCATTTCTTGTTTGTCTTTGAATTCTGATCTGAAAACCAACATGTCAGCTGTTGGGTCCTTCTTCAACACTAGGGGTTCACCGCTGGCCAAGAATTTCAAGGTCTCGTTGCCACCCTGCACAGCAGTTGGG